ACAAAAGTATTACAAAAGATAATGGGCAAAATAAAACCCGCATTATGCGGGTTTATATTAATAAGTTTTTACCACAATATCTCGGGGATTATCTTTTTTGATTTTATCGCGTTCAATATAGTGTTCAACTAATAGTATACATTCATTTAAAGAATACGGGAATATATCCCCGTAGCGAGTATACCAAAATAATCCAAAAATCTTTTGTTGAATCATATAAAGATTCTCGGCATGTTTTCTTTTTACAATTCGATATTTAGCCATTTTCATTCTCCAATTAAAGCCGAACGGGGGATTTTGATTAATTGATTAAGATAATCAATTTCCCATTCATAATGGGCAAATACATGATAATCATAATCCCCAGTCATTTCCAGAATATAATCAGCGGCTCGATTAATATAATCGGGGCGGATTTTCTCAAATCGCCAGCCATTATAATCTTGGGGATTAATTCCAATTTGAGCAAATGTCAAAACAATGGGTTTGTCGGCAAATGATGGCAAATTAAAAAGCATTTTATTTTCCTTAAAACAATGATACTGGTGGAATCTTTGACTCAGAATGTTTTTTTGTAATATAAGGATATTTTTCTGGGTGTTGTTTCAAATCCTCAAGTTTTTTATAAAATCTTTCTTCAATCAAGTCCATTGGATCTGGTTGGTTGAAAAAATCTTTAATCCATTTAAAAAGCATTTTTAGCATCCTGTAATTGTGAAAGTTTCTGTGGTTTTGCGGGTCATAATAAATACAGTTGATTGATCTTTATCAAAATCAATAATCGCATATCGAAACTCTGTATAATCATTATATCGCATTTCTTTTCTTGCAATATTATGAAAATCTTGTGAAATTTTATTTTTTGATTCTATTGAATCATAATCTTCGAAAGATTTATTACCAAGTTGGTCAACGTAAACAAGCATTTTATTTCCTTTATTTCAATTTTGTGCAACCAATAACATCTCCTTTATTATTTAATAAAGGGTTTCCGCCCATATTATAACATTTTTCCAAGTTTTTATCATTGGCATATCCAATAATAAAAACAGATGAAACTATAATTAAAATTGTGGCAATTATCAGTTTAAGCATTTAATTTCCTTGAAAATCCTATTATAAGATAATCGAGAAATCACGGCCACATCTCAGTATATTATACCGACCAGCGCACCATTGATTATAATTCCCGATTATCTTATAATAGGGCTTTCGCCCTATTAATTAATCCCAATAATTCTCAGCGGCCATATTAGTAACCATTTCATTAAAATCAGATTCACGCATTAGGGCAGTTTGACCGGCATCAAATCGGGTAATTGCCCAATATTTGCCAACTTTACGGCGATTTTTGACCTCATTATCAGCACGAATCGCAGTAGCAAATTTTACCAGTTTGCCCACACGTTGAAACGCGAATGTGGTTTTGCCAGTTTGCTCAAATTGCACATTGGGATTGGATTTAATCAGCTCATTGAGAATGGTTTTTTCAGTTGCATTGAGTTTGGAGTTTGCATTCATTTTGATTTCCTTGAAAAGTTAAATTATACCACATAATTGGGGCTTTCACCCCAATTATTTTTAGATTGGCTTGGAATTTGCCAGTGCTTCAAAAATTTTGACCAAAGCCGTTTTATTGGCTTTTGTAAGACTTTCGATTTCAGCCTCAGTCATTTTGAGAATCGCGCCGATTGCATCAGCGTGAGCATCTTTTTTGACTACTGGAGCGCCAGTTTTGGAAACGTAGGTTTTAGCCACGTACACTTTTTCACGGCTCAATTTTGCCACCACCGACCGGACAGTTTTGCCCAGGCTTTCAGCGATTGCTTCCACGGTGACACCCGCCTGATAATCGGCCACCATTTGAGCGGATTGTTCTGGAGTGTAGTTGACAGTTTTGCTAGTCTTTTCAGCCATTTTGCTTTCCTTTGTTGTTGAAGATTCTATTATATCACGTTTTGAGCATTTGGCAAGAAAAAAGAAAATTTATTTTTTCTTGCCTTGTCAGACAATCCGATCATTGTCTGCCATAGGGTCTATTATACACGGGTTTTGCCAGTTTGGGCAAGCGCACAAAAATAAATGTAAAAATATTTCTGAGTACCTGGGTTTGCAGTAATATCTGAAAACAAAAGTACACAAAAATTTTTGGCGCGCACAATCAATTATACCACAAAAACCGTGATTTTTTAAAAAATAAATTGTAACAAAAACCAAATTATTTGCATTTTTTCCTTGACACGGGCACAAATTATGTGGTATAATATTGGCGCAGTTTTGAAAACAAAAGTATTCATTTTTGTGGTGAGTACTTTTGTTTTCAAAATGCCAAAAGCCCCACATGGGGCTTGGATTATCTTTTTAATACAATCAGCCATATTATGTATATTATTATCATAATGCACATAATACTGATAAAGTCTAGTATATATAATAATGTTTCAATCATTTTTTACCCCTGACTTTATAATATACAATTATTGAAATAAATATTATGTTTGCCGTATAATTAAATATCAGGGGCCAATGCCATTTTGGGATAATATAAACAATTGTAAATAATTCTCCCACGCCCCACATAATCAAAAATCCCCAAGTTAATCCATCAGAGTTTTTTGTTTTGTATGATTCTACGGCCTGAGGTAATCCGCAAAATGCCAATAAAATGCCACCAATCCAGCCAATAGTTTCCATTTGATATTCTCCAATTATTTAATGCCGTGAATCCGTTTGGTTTCTTTTATTGCTTCCAGAGTTTCCCAGTATGCCCTTGTAAAAGCATTAGGAATATAAAAACAAATGCACAAAATAAAATGTACAGGAACCAATAACATATTCAAGAAAAAATAAAAATACCGCATTTGATTATCTCCAAATAATCAGGGGTTATTAGCCCCTGATATTATTTATTTTGCAACAAACCAGTTTTTGGTTTGAAAATCGCGCCATGAATATGGTTTGATATTATCTTTCCAATCACGTTTTTTGAGAATGGTTTTCAAAATAGGCAATTCAAAATCACGGGCATCTTCTAATGCGGTATGCGGTTCTTTGATAAACTCGCCATTAATAAAACCGCAAACGATTTCCGCATTAGTTTGAAATGTCATATTGCCATTTTGAGTAACCTTATTAAAAGCGTGATTATCAAGGGCAAATTGACGATATTGTTTTTTATTGCAGATATTGCCCACGGCGGCTTGCCACAAACAAAACTCTTGAGTAAAACCAGATAAATCAATTCCAGTATTAAGGCATTTTGATTTATCAAAAGCCAGATTATAGGCAGTCAATTGGGGATTATATTTGCCAATGGCTTGATTAATCCATTTATTAATGGCATTAACTGAAGCCACCATGCGAATGCCATTATCTAACATATTAACATAGTTGGATTTACGTTTTTCCAAACCCGCATAACCCCAAATATCGTTGGCTGCCTTATCGTGAAATAATTCGTGAGTGCCATAATGTCCAGCAACTAAAACAGCGCATTGATTATAAATTTTGCCTTCACGGTCAACAATAATCATTGCAAAATCGGCCACGGTATCGGCCATTGTGGTTTCGGTGTCAAGAATACAGAAAAATTGTTTTTTAGCCATTTGGTTCTCACATTACCGGATACTGCCGGAATTCGCAGATTGTAGCGTTTTGCTCCAATGAATTAATTATATCAGATTTTTGCGGAAAAACCAGAAAAACCCAAAATTATTTTAAAAAAAGTTGTTGTAAATTCCCAACAAGTTTGCCAAGAAAAATGTACCATTTAGTACACCCAATGCCTTGTCACGTTTACAAAAGGCTACAATCAGCCACGAAAGTGAACCAAAAGTAAACAAAACATATCCAATTTTAAACATTGCGCTTGCAACTGCAAACGAGCCCAAAATTGAAACAAAAGTACCAAACCAGCTCAAGACATTAATCATTTTTTAACCTTTGAATTGTGACGTTTCAAGTCCCAATTATACCACACAAACACGCCACAAATAAAAATAATTGAAATCATTTTCGGGAAATCTCCATTGAGTGAAAGGGGTTAGCCTCAAGCCCATAGTTTACCATAATTTCAGCCCATTTTTTGCCATGCCCGCAAATTTTTTCGCTTTCACCAAACAAATTCCAGTCAGCCTGATGGATAATCTCATGCGGAAGTATTACATCCATCATGGTATTGAAGTATTCTGGGTTACTTTTGAAAAATTTGTAACCCATTTGTATGCGGTTTTCGCTTTGAAAGCATTTGCCAGCACAACGCCAAATGTAAGGGTTAAGTTCTACAACCGGCTCATTGTAGTGAACCAAAGGTGTATATAATTCACAAAGTGAATCCCAAATCATGCAAGTTTCCCGCCTGATGTGGTGTAAGAGTGCTTTTTTGTCCATGCTGAAATTATACCCCATAAAATCCCGATTTTTTGGCCCACACCCCCAAAAATAATTGTAACAGTTTTGGCAAACTGTTACAATTATTTTTGTTGTTTTTTGGGGAAACCCCTTGACACGGCCCAATATTATGTGGTATAATATTGGCGCAAAATTGCAAACCAAAGTATTCATTTTGGTTTGCAAACTCAAGTATTAAATTTTACGTTTTTGCCATAATTGAAACTCAAGTTTGAATATAATAATGGCAAAACCTTTCACCTCTGGATTAGTTGGTTTTCTATAACCAAACCATTTAGTAACCACGACAATATCAATATCCCAATTAATAATCCACAAAACTTTTACGATTATCATGGCCAATATTGATAATGGCCAAAAAACAGAAAGTATAACGGCAGCATCAATATCTTGGTAGGGTGTTCTGATGGCAAATGCTATCATCATGATAATCACGCCAGCCATATAAACAGTTAATTCAATCATTTTAATTCCTCGGGTTGAAATGCCATAATATCAGAATAAACGTCAACATATTTATGGCATCTGTTTAACAATTCTTTGTTTTCCAAATAATGCCATTCGTTTGTTTTATGGTTAAGGAAGTATTCTAACCCCTCAACCTCCACATATTCCCAAAATTCTTTTTCTGTCATTTTAGTGACCTTGTTTGCTTGGAACATAAACACCACGGATATTGAATCGGTCACAAACCGCTTTCAAATATGTAGTATTATCCTCATAGAATGTAAATTCAGCATTTTGAAATGGCTTCAAATTAAAAAACTTGGTTAATCCAGCGATTTTGAGTTTACCGCCTGAAGTAGTATCACCATCACAACGTGAGATAATATAATCGGGTTCACCCAAAATGTCACGAATAAACTGATTATCAGCCTCACGCAAAACTCGGGCAGTGGCAATAATCACAAAAGTATTTTCATCTTTTAAATCAGCCCGATATTGTGCGGCCAATGGCAAAAGTGAATCTTCCATTGCACGATATTCATTTTCGCGCCAGTAGTTTAAATCAATACGCTCGCCATTGTCGTCAACAATGGTACGGTATCTGTGCAAACTGCAAACGATAGTACCATCCATGTCGTAAATTGAAACCTTTGTGATCTTTGCCATTTTGAACCTCTGTTCGTTGTTGATGTATCAATTATATCAGGCTTTTGTGGCTTTGCAATCCCCTAGGCAAATATTTTCGATTGTATTTACCTATTGCCCCGATTGAGAAAATCAATCGCAAAATCCTTGACACGCCCCATTATACTGTGGTATAATGGCGCGCCCGCAAACCAAAGTATTCATTTTGGTTTGCAAACAAAAGTGTTATGCTCCTGTCATCATTGCAAAATAATCCTCAAATTCTTGATCTGTCCAAACCCAGGCAGGGCACGAGTTCATGAGGGCATCATAGTATGCGCCCGACATATTGTATACAATGTAAGTGTTTGTGTTCATGAGTGTATTATATCACAAAAAATGTAGGGGCCAAAGCCCCTACAATCAATCAGGTCTTTTCAGCCTTGATAAAATCTGCAATCATTTTCAAGGCTGTTTTGTTAGCTTTGGTTAACGATTCTGTGTCGGCTTCAGACAAGCCCAAGGCTTCGCCGATGTAATCGGCAACTGTATCCTTTTTGATTACGGCTTCGCCAGTTTTGGAAACATAAGTTTTAGCTTTGTAAACCTTTTCGCGTGACAATTTGGCCACCACGGAACGAACGGTTTTACCCAATTCTGAGGCCATTTGTTCTACAGTCACGCCAGCCTCATAATCGGCCACCATTTTAGCGGTTTGCTCGGGGGTATAGTTCACAGTTTTTGCAGTCATAGTTTTCTCCTGAAAAGTCAAGGGTTAAGGGAAAGGGTCAAGGCTTCATTACAAAAGCAAAGTATAGCACAAAAGGCAAGGCAATGCAAGCTGCAAATGCCAAGGCATCAAAAAATTCACGTTTACTCATACCAAACATCTCCAGTGATTACACCGTCAATTATAACATAGTATGCGGTCATATAACCGATACGGGCAGAAAAATTGTTGTTGCCGTGTTCGCACACGTCATAGGCTCGGGCATCGTGCTGGGCGATGGCTTGAATGGCTTGTTGTTTCGTTGTCATGGGTTTATTATACCCGACTTTTCGGGCTTGGCAAGCCTTTGCACAAATATTTTTGAATTGTTACAAACTGTTACATATTAGTACCTGAGTTCACAGATTCACACAAGAAACAAAAGTACTCATACGGGGGCGGTTTGAAGACTAGAGTACTCACATTTGCCGTGCCACCCACCCACACGGCCTATCAAAGAAAAATCTCACAAAAACTTTGGGTGCCATAACCACTCACAAACCACACCAACTCACACAAACCCCACCAAAAAACACCACTTGCCACACCACCACCCCCCATGCTATAATCACACCAAAGGATCAACTTATGACGCAAAACCTACCTGCAGAAACTGTACAAATTGCACCTGAAGCACTGGAAGTAGCCAACTGCTACCTACAACTGCAAGACGCACGCCGCGTTGCAGACGAACTAGACCTACCAGTCTCACTGGTCACCGAAATCTTAGCCCGACGCGAGGTCAAAAGCTATATCGACCACGTTTTCATGGACACCGGGTTCAACAACAAGTTTGAAATGCGTGCTGCCATGGACGCCATTATTAAACGGAAGTTTCAGGAGATGCACGAAGCTGATGTGGGGTCCACCAAGGATATCACTGAATTGCTAGCACTTTCACACAAAATGTCAATGGATTTATTAGACCGTGAAATTCAGCTGGAAAAAGCTCGACAAGTCAACCAGCCGCAAAAGCAAGTTAACGTGCAAATCAACGATGATGGAACCAAGTACTCCAACCTTATTTCGCGTCTTATTAGTGGAGACGGGGTTTAATGCTAACTGTTAGTCGCCCCGACGTTAACTGTGATGAGATATCCGAGTTTGATGCAGCACACAGATTTATCAAACTGCCGATCACAAACTACCTAAAACTCCTAGGTATTTACGAGTCAATCAACCGACCCCAAATCGCACTAATCAACGCAGTCAACGACCCCAAGTACCGTTTTGTTTGCGCTGCACTAGCTCGTCGACTTGGCAAAACCTACATAGCCAACGTGGTCGGGCAACTGGTCTCACTAGTACCAGGCTGCAACGTCCTAATCATGTCGCCCAACTATAACTTATCGGGTATTAGTTTTGAACTACAACGCAAACTAATCAAGCACTTTGACCTAGAAGTCTCGCGTGACAACTTAAAGGACAAAATCATTGAACTCTCAAATGGTTCAACTATTCGTATGGGCAGTTTGTCTACTGTCGATAGTTGTGTGGGTCGTAGCTACGATCTTATTATATTCGACGAAGCAGCGCTTGGATCGGACGGAGAAGCCGCCTTTAACGTCGCACTCCGACCAACCTTAGACAAGCCCAATTCAAAAGCAATTTTTATTAGCACACCTCGTGGTCGCAACAACTGGTTTAGTCAGTTTTGGAATCGTGGCTTTAGTGATAATTTTCCGGAATGGGTATCGCTGCAAGCAGACTATTCGGAGAATAGTCGCATGGCTGAGTCGGACGTGGCCGAAGCTCGCAAGTCAATGTCGCGTGCTGAATTTGAGCAAGAATACTTGGCATCGTTTACTGTGTTTGAGGGTCAGATTTATAGCCTAGCTGAAACGGACATTTGTGAACCTCCTGAGGGTTTGCGCGGCGAAGCCATTGCTGGATGTGACCCTGGATACCGTGACTTTACAGCGTTTGTGGTAATCATCTATGACGAGGTTACCGACTGCTTTTGGATTGTTGACGAGTACTTGGAAAACGAAGCCACCACAGAACAGCATGCAGAGCGGTTCTTGAACTTAATGTCACGTTGGGGTGTTGAAACAGTGTTTATTGACTCGGCAGCAGCACAGTTTGCCAGTGACCTGGCTTACATTTACGACGTGGCCTCAACCAAAGCCAAAAAAGACGTCTTACCAGGTATTGCATATGTGCAAACCATTGTAGCTCAAAACCGCTTAAAAGTATCACCACACTGCACACATTGCTTAGCCGTGTTTGATCAGTACCGCTGGGATACCAAAGAGGGTTTACAAAAAGAGCGTCCCAAGCATGATGATTACTCGCACATGGCTGATGCTATTCGTTATGCGCTTTACACGTACACTTTGTAATTAAAAAGTCGGTCCCACCATCCAAGTTTGCTAAGTCTGACGAGTTCAGCTTTTCTGGTTAGCATGCGGTTTTTGAATTCGTTGGCTAGTGCAACTGCATCCAAGTAATCTTGGTTGATTATATAACCATTGGCCTTGTAGTCTTCTAGGGCTTCTTCGGCCTCAGTTTGGGCTTGCTGTGCTTTGCTAACCCGGTCTTGGCTTGAGTGAATCATTTCAAGATGTTCAAAAGTACTGGCATGTAATAGCTCTCTGCTTTTGTTGATTAAGATCGCTACATGATCCGTAAGGTCACAGTCTGGATATGTTGTGTTAAGCATATCTGGGCCTTTGAACTGCTCAATTAATAGTTCTTCAAGAATATCGATGTGATCTTTGTGACAGTCAAAAATTACTTCAGTTTGCGGCAATCCACAACGGTCATACTCTAATTGCATTGGGCGTGCAGCTTTACCTGTGGCAAATTTGTTAAAGTGCTGTTTCCAGCGGGTTTCCAAGTCTAGACTTTTACCGATGTAATACTTGCCACTTGAAAAGGTTAGGCGATAGATTCCAGAAGCCATATTTTCCTTAAAAATTCAATTATACCGTTTTTGGCTGCCAACGTCAAGTCAAGGATTTGACCTGCATTAAAAAATATGGTATTGACTTTTGTTAGCATACCATGTATAATACTAGTAATCACAAGAAGGCTTCAATAAAAAAATGGCCAAAAATACCAATAAACGAATCCCTGTAAAATGGGTTCGTGATCGTGCTAAAGCAGCATACGATAAAAAATCAGAGTGTTATATTTGTGACACCACCAAAGACTTAGAGCTGCATCATCTGCACTCAGTTACAATACTCTTGGAAACGTGGGCTGAAAGAAAAGGTTACGATATTTCAACTGACGATGGCATTTTAGCTGTTCGTGATGAGTTTATTGAAGAACATAAAATTGAGTTATATGACAAGGTATACACCCTATGTAATCCGCATCATGTAGCGCTACATGCCGTTTACGGCAAAGCTCCTCAAACAGGCTCCGAACCTAAACAGCAGCGTTGGATCGAATTACAACGCCAAAAGCACGTTCATGGTGAAACATCAGTAATCCCGCAAAACCACATCTCGCTTTTCTCAAGATTTATATAGGGAAAACCAATGAGTTGGATTACAAAAGCACAAGACTGGATTAGCACAAAGCTAAACCCAGCACAAACCCGAATTGCACAAGATGCCGGTACACATGTTGGCAGCGACGCTAAATTAACTTATTTTCAAAGCTTTCAAAAGCTTGAGTCTGTTAATCGCAGTGTTAGCTTGTTAGTAAACGCTTGCGCAAGCCTAGACTACGACGTCAAAGACAAAGTTCATGACGGTATTGTCACAGGCATCAGACAAAAAACACTAAACACACTACTTAACTTCAGACCTAACCCGTATCAATCGGCACAAGAGTTTCGCAGTTCACTGTTCACCGATTATGTACTAGAAGGCAACGCCTTTGTACACTTTGACGGCGTGTTTATGTATCACCTACCCGCAGACAAAGTTGAAATCTTAACAGATGAAAAAACTTTTATTCGCGGCTTTCGCTACAACGGCTTAATAGATTTTAAAGAGTCCGAAGTTTTCTACTTTCGCGACTTGAGTTCAGACTCAATCTATCGTGGCAGCAGCCGTTTGCAAAGCGCAGATCGCAGCGTTAAATTGCTGTATTCAATGCAGCAGTTCCAAGAAAACTTCTTTGACAACGGAGCTGTGTTTGGTTTAGTACTAACCACTGACAACACGCTATCGCAAGTTGCCAAAGAAAAAACAATTGCCTACTGGCTACAAAAGTACAATGTAAAAAATGGCGGCAAAAAGCCTGTTATCTTGGATAGCGGCCTAAAACCACATCAGTTAGCCGAAACCAATTTCAAAGACATGGATTTTGATGTAAGCATTAAAACTCATGGTGAAAAGATCATGCAAGCTATTGGTGTGCCACCAATCTTGCTGCAGGGTGGAAACAATGCTAACATTGCTCCTAACCTGCGATTGTTCTATTTAGAAACGGTACTGCCAATTAACCGCAAATTTATCAGTGCTGTTGAACGATACTTTGGTTATGACGTTGAAGCCATTACCAGTTCAGTAAGTGCACTACAACCAGAATTAAAAGACATTGCTGCTTACCACGCAACACTGGTAAATGGTGGTATTATTAGTCCAAACGAAGCTCGCGTAGAGTTGCGTTATGAACCAAAGCCGGGCAATGACGATTTACGTATTCCAGCAAACATTGCTGGAAGCGCAGCAAATCCTAGCACTG